TTTTAAGACTTGGTATTAATACATTACTTAAATCAACTAGCTTAGGTATTTTTTCAAATTTACCTACATTTGCTGCTGGAGGCAGACCACCAGTAGGCAGACCATCAATAGTTGGTGAGAGAGGGCCAGAATTATTTGTCCCATCAACTGCTGGTACTATTATTCCAAATCATAAAATGGGTGGTATGACTAATAATATTGTTGTTAATGTAGATGTAGATGGTGGTGCTAGTGTTGATGCTGATGAAAACAACAGCAAACAGTTTGGCCTTGCTCTTGCAGCTGCTATACAAGCAGAGATAATAAATCAGAAACGTGCTGGAGGTTTACTTGCATAATGGCTACATTTCCCTCTATTGATCCAACCTATGCAGGTTTTTCAAAAAGATCAAATCCAAATAAAAGACTTGTTCGTTTTATGGACGGATATGAACACAGGATTCTCTTTGGATTAGCTAGTCATCAGAATCCAAAAATTTATTCTTTAATATTTGATGTAACAGAAACTGAATCAGATGTGATAGAGGCATTTCTTGATAGTAGGGCAAACGATCAGGCAAGTTTTACTTTTACCCCACCTGCAGAAGGAATATCAAAGACTGGGACTTATTCTCAGTCATCATCAACAACAATTACTGTAACTATCACAAATCATGGAATTGCTATTGGTGAAACTGTAACTCTTGATTTCACCTCTGGGTCTGCAACTGATGGGACTTTTATTGTTGCAACTGCCGCAGATCAAAACACTTTTACTGTAACAGCATCTTCAAGTGGAACAAATAGCGGAAATGTTACAGCAACTGTCTCTGGTGCTGGTCAATATGTCTGCGAAAGCTGGTCAAAATCAATTCCTTACAACAACAGAGCCAGACTAAGTTGCACATTTAGAGAGGTGTTTGAACCATGAGTTCTAGTGTTATTAGCGATATTCAAGGGATAAACCCTTCATCAATAATTGAGCTTTTTGCACTTACAACAACTGCGGCTTTGCATGGTTCTGCACAAACTTATAGATTTCATGCTGGGTCAAGTTTAAATTCAAATGGTGAGATTGTATGGGCTGGTAACTCTTATCAAAGATTTCCTGTAGAAGCTGATGGTTTCGCTTTTCAAAAAGGTCAAATCCCAAGACCTACACTTATTGTAAGCAATGCACTTGGAACTATTACATCAATACTTCTTACTGTTAACCAAACAACAACTGGTAATGATTTGACTGGTGCGACAGTAACAAGAATAAGAACACTTGCAAAGTTTCTTGATGCTGTTAATTTTGCTGGAGGAGTCAACCCTTACGGCACACCAGACCCAAATGCTGAGTTTCCTCAAGAAATATATTCAATAGATAGAAAAGCATCTGAAACAAGGGACGCTGTTAGTTTTGAACTTGCTGCTCCAATAGACTTGGCTGGAGTTCGTGCGCCAAAACGTCAATGCACCAGAAAAGATTTTCCTAGTATTGGCCGTATAAGAATATGACTTGGAAGCAAGATGCTTTGGTTCATGCAAAAGATCAAGACCCAAAAGAATCTTGTGGCCTTTTGTTAAATATTCGAGGAAAAGAAAGATATTATCCTTGTCGTAATCTTTCAATGACAGATCATCAATGTTTTATTTTAGATCCAGAGGATTATGTAAAAGCAGATAATTTAGGAGAGATAACGGCTATTGTTCATAGCCATCCTGTAACACCTCCTGTTGCTAGTCAGGCAGATCAAATTGCTTGTGAACGCAGTAATCTTCCTTGGCATATTGTTAATCCTAAGACAGAACAATGGGGATATTGCGAACCATGTGGATATAAACCACCTTTATTAGGTAGGCCGTGGGTTTGGGGTGTTACTGATTGCTGGAGTTTAGTTAGAGATTGGTATAAAGAAGAGAAAAATATTAAATTAAAAGATTGGGACAGACCTACTACACCACAACAATTTTTAGATAATCCATTATTTGAAAGTTGTTTCTCAGAAACTGGTTTTAAAGAGTTGAGACCAGATGAAGCTTTAAAAAACGGAGATGCTCTATTGTTGTCAATTGGATCGGCTGGTTTAAATCATGTGGCCATTTTTTTAGATGGTGATGTTTTACATCATTTAGCAGATAGAATATCTTGTAAAGAGCCATACAATCAATGGCTGCAAAAATGCACTGGCATGAGGTTACGTTATGCTCAAAAAAGTTAAATTATATGGAGATCTGGCAGAGGTTACAGGTCATAAAGAGTTTGATGTAGCAGTAAATTCAACAGCACAAGCTGTTAGTTTTTTAATTAATAATTTTCCAAAATTAGAGAGTTATATGGCAAATAGATATTACAGGGTTTTAGTAGATCAAGAAGAGATAGATACTGAACAGCTACATTATCCTGTTGGTCAATCAGAAATAAAATTTGTTCCTGTAATACAGGGTGCTGGAGGTAATCTTGGAAGAGTTCTACTAGGTGGTGCTTTAATAGCTGTTTCTATGGGAGCCTTTGGAGCATTTTCAGGAGCAACTATTTTTTCAGGAGCCGCCAGTTTAGGAGCAAAGGCCACTTTTGGTATTGGTGCATCTTTGGTTCTTAGTGGTGTTAGTGGTATGTTATTTCCAGTGCCAAAAATGCCTGAATTTAGTTCTGAGCAAGACCCAAGACTATCATTCAGCTTTAGTGGGACGCAGCAGACCAGTCGTGCTGGAACCCCAGTGCCTGTTGTTTATGGAGAGATAATTACTGGTTCAGTTGTAATTTCTGGAGGCATTGATACGGAGCAAGTTCAAGTATGACCGATCAAAGAAAAACTATTCGTGGTGCTGGTGGTAGGCCAAGTCCACCGCCACCAAGACAACCGACAAGAACCCCAGATACACTGCACAGCAAGCAGTTTGCAACATTTTTAGATCTTATAAGTGAGGGTGAAATTGAGGGCAGTGCAACTGCCTCAAAAAATGGAATTACAGACAAAACTTCAACTGCATATGTAAATTCTTATCTAAAAGACGTATTTCTTAATGATACTCCTGTTTTAAAAGCTACTGCTGATGCAAGCAATCCACAAAACTCTGATTTTAATTTTCAAGATGTTACTTTTAATTCTAGATTTGGAACATCAAATCAAACAAAAATTGATGGTATAGAAAGTAGCCAATCGACAATACCAGTAGGCGTTACTGTTACAGCAGCAAGTCCAGTAACAAGACAGATTACAAATACAAATGTAGATAGAATAAGGGTTTCAATTACATTTCCTCAAATACAAAAAGCCACTAGTGAAGGCGATCTGCTAGGTTCGTCTGTTCAATTTAAAATTTCTGTTCAATATAATTCTGGTGGTTTTACTGATATTCATACTGATACTGTCACTGGTAGAACTGCTGACGCATATCAAAAAGATTTTTCTGTAAAAGTTACAGGGTCTTTTCCTGTAGATATAAGAGTTACAAGAATTACAGCCGACAGCACTGATTCTTCACTCATAGATAGTTTTAACTGGACTAGCTTTACAGAGATAATAGATGATGCCTCTACCTATGCAAACTCAGCTTATAACGCAATTAGACTTGATTCTCAGCAGTTCAGTTCAATACCACAAAGAAAATATAGGATTAGAGGAATAAAAGTAAGAATCCCAGCCGCAGGCGCAAGCAGTTCTGGTACACCAACCGTTGACAATGCAACTGGTCGCATAATTTATCCTGATGGTTATATTTTTAATGGTGTTATGGGTGCTGCTGTATGGACTTCATGCCCAGCAATGATATTACTTGACCTTCTTACTAATACTAGATATGGATTTGGCGATCATATAACAGACAGCAATCTTGATTTATTTTCTTTTGTAACTGCTAGTAAGTTTGCTAACACTCTCGTTGATGATGGGCTTGGAGGGCAAGAGGCTAGATTTTCATGCAATGTAAATATTCAAACATCAAGTGAAGCTTTTGATCTAATAAATGAGCTTGCAGGGGTCATGCGTTGTATGCCGATCTGGTCTGCTGGAACAATCACTATTGCTCAAGATTCCCCAAAAGATGCAAGTTATTTATTTAATTTAAGTAATATATCCTCTGATGGTTTTTCTTATTCTGGTAGCAGTTTAAAACAAAGACATACTGCTGTTGCTGTTTCATATTTCAATATGGATAGTCAAGAGATAGATTATGAAGTTGTTGAGGATACAACTGCACAAAGCAAGTTTGGAATAATAACAAAACAAGTTAAGGGGTTTGGTTGTACATCAAGGGGTCAAGCTGCAAGACTGGGCAGGGCAATATTGTTTGCTGAACAAAATGAGTCAGAGTTAGTAAGCTTTGCAACTTCAATAGATGCTGGAGCAGTGGTCAGACCAGCAGCAATTATAGAAATTAATGACCCTGTTAGGGCTGGAGTGAGAAGAGGTGGAAGATTGAAAGCCGTTGCTTCAACAACAGTTATGACTGTTGATGATGTAAATAATACAGATTTACCAACAGATAACAGTCCAACGTTTAGTGTGGTTTTGCCAGATGGAACTGTAGAGACAAGGGACGTTTCTAGCATTTCTGCTGATGGTGTAGTTACTGTAAGTTCTGCTTTTTCTCAAACACCAAACGTAAACACAATATGGCTTTTACAAAACACTACAGTTCAAGCACAAAAATTTAGAGTGATAACTGTTGAAGAGCAAGATGGTGTAAATTATGCGATTACAGCACTTTCATATGTAGAGGGTAAATATGCCTTTATTGAAGATGGAACTGCACTACCTACCAGAACTGTATCTATATTAAATGAACTTACACCACCACCTTCAAACCTTAGTGCTGTAGAAACTATTGTTCCTATAAATAATCAGGCAGTTTCAAAAATATTTATAAGCTGGCAACCAATAACAGGTGTTATTGAATATCAAGTGAATTATCGTTTTGAAAATGGTAACTTTGTCACTGAAAGAGTTTCAAGACCTGATTTTGAGATTAAAAATAGTCAACTTGGTACTTATGAAATCCAAGTATTTAGTTATAACGTGCAAGGTCAACTTTCAGCAACTTCCAACGATCTTACTTTTGAAGCTGTCGGTAAAACTGCACTACCTCAAGATGTTTCAAACTTAACTGTTGAACCTGTATCAGATCAGTTGCTACGACTGCGTTTTGACAAAGCAACAGATGTTGACGTGACTCACGGAGGCGCAGTGGTGTGCAGGCATAGCAATCTTGTGGACGGCTCTGGAACTTTTACAAATTCAGTCGATTTAGTACCAGCAAAATCTGGAGCAACTTCAGAAATTTTGATCCCTGCTGTAACTGGAGAGGTGATTCTTAAATACCGAGATGATGGTGGGCGACTAAGTTCTGGTGAAACTTCAGTTGTGGTAACAGTACCTGACGCAGTTCCTAAACTTGCAATACTCACTGATAGAGAGGATACAGATGCAACTCCTTTCAATGGTGCAAAAACAAATATTTTTCTTGATACTTTGTTGGGTGGTTTGGTGCTTGGTTCAACAGTAGAAATTGATTCTGTTGGACTTATTGATTCTTTATCCTCGATTGATTTTCTTGGAGATATTGCCTCAAGAGGCACTTATGATTTTGTAAGCAATGTAGATTTTGGAGGTAAACAAGTTGTAAATTTAACAAGGCATATTGTTACAGAGTCTTTTTACCCTAATGATTTAATTGATTCAAGAACAGCACTTATTGACGTTTGGACAGATATAGATGCACTGACAGCCTTTGATACAAATGCACGTCTGCTAGTAGCAGTAACAGATTTAGACCCCGATTTATCAGTCTCGGCTACATATTCTCAATCCGCAAATACTGTTACAATCACAAAATCAAGTCATGGTTATGTGGCTGGTAATAATATTGTTGTAGATTTTACATCTGGTACAGGCGTTGATGGCGAATATGAAATTCAAACAGTCCCAAATGCAAATACTTTTACGATTACGTCAACAACAAGTCAAACAACAAGTGGTAACTGTAATTATGGAGCTAATTTTACTGCTTTTGAACCTATGGCAAATGGTACTTTTATTGGGAGAGGATTTAAGTTTAGAGCAGAACTAACGAGTACAGACCCTGCCCAAAGTATTATTGTGAAACAACTAGGATATGGTGCAAATCTTATAAGAAGAACAGAGTCACCGACAGCCGTTATTGCTTCAGGAAGTGCTCGTAAGTCGGTTTCCTTCATCAATACCTTTTTTACGGGTACTTCTGAACTTGGCGGGTCAACAACAGCACATCTTCCAACAATCGGGATCATTCTTGAAAATATGCAAAGTGGGGATTTTTTCAGTCTGCACAATATATCAGCAAGCGGCTTCGATATAGACGTTAAAAATGGTTCAAGTTTTGTTGATAGAAATTTTAGATATACTGCTGTCGGATTTGGGCGTGGCTCTTAGAATTATGATAATGTTAAGTAAAAATAGGTAGAAAATGGCTCAACATGATATGTCACTCGATAACGCTACAGGAGCGAATTTTCGTGCTGACTTAAATAATGCTTTACTAGCTATTGCTAGTAATAATTCTGGTTCATCTGCGCCGTCAACCACATATGCTCTACAGTTTTATGCTGATACAACAAATAATATTTTAAAATTAAGAAATGCTGCGAATGATGGATTTATAAATTTATTTACGCTTGCTGGTGGTGTTGATGTTGATGCTGCAAGTAATTTTAATGAAGATGTTACTTTTACAGGAGCAAGTGCAAATATTGTTTTTGATAAAAGTGCTGATGATTTAATATTCAACGATAATGCAAAAGCTGTTTTTGGTACAAGTTCAGATGGCTTAGAGATATTTCATGACGCAAGCGATAGCATTATTAATGATAATGGTACAGGATCTTTAAAACTACAACTTGGCGGTTCTACAAAAGCAGAGGTTGTTTCTGGCGGTCTTACAGTTACAGGAACATTAACAGCAACAACGCTTGCCGGAACATTATCAACTGCGGCACAAACAAACGTAACTTCTCTTGGTACTCTTACAGGCTTGACGCTAAGTGGAGATATGACTTTTACAGGAGCAAGTGCAAATATTACTTTTGATAAATCGAGTAATGAGTTGCTATTTGCTGATAATGCTAAAGCTTCTTTCGGAAACAATGGTGACTTGGTTATCAGACATGACGGCAGTAGTTCTATTGTTGAAGATAATGGAACTGGTCCGTTAAATATACAAACAAATAATAGCAATATCAATATTAAAGGTGGTAGTAGTGCTAGCGATACAATGGCAATATTTAAAAGCACTGAGGGTGTAGAGCTCTTTTTTAATAATTCGAAAAAAGCGGAAACGGTGACCGGTGGATTTACGGTGACGGGAACTTGTACAGCAACCGCTTTTGCAGGTGATGGCTCTGCTCTTACAGGAATTACTGGAACTGCTACAACAATAAACAACAACGCAGATAACAGGGTTATTACTGGTTCTGGTACTGCTAATACTTTAAATGGTGAGTCGGCTTTAACTTTTGATGGTTCTTCGATGGTGCTTGGTAGTAATTCATCTGCCTCCGCAGGTGCGACTGATCTAATTATTGGAGCGAATACAAACGCACATGGTTTGACTATATATTCAGGCTTTGCAGATGAGTCCACTATAAATTTTGGTGACGCTAATAGTACTGGTTCAACAAGTCGAATTGGACGACTTACATATGATCATGACGGCAATAAAATGATTTTTACTGTTAATGATAGTGAGCGAATGAGAATTAACGATGCAGGGACGCTAAATTTAGGAGCTACTTCATACTCGGGTGGTGGTTCTAGCCCTACATTATATATTGTTGGTACGAGTGGAAGGCAAGTAAAAATCCATAATACTAACTCTGGAACATGTGCATTACAGTTATCAAACGCACATACAGGGGAGGGTGATGATGCCGGACTTATGCTTTCATCACTTAACAATGGATTGGCTAATATTTCAAATGCTGAAAGTGCAAATATGCTTTTTGGAACAAATAATACAACCCGTATGCAGATCAAAGATTCCTCTGGTGGATTAATGATAGGTGATGATGGTACAACTCGTATTGGTGACCCTAGACTTCATGTTCTTCATAGTGGTTCTAGTCAAAATGTAGCAAGCTTTTTTTTCAATGGTTCTGATGATAGAGACGCAATTATTATCAGACATAATGGTGCTAGCGGTGGAACCCAAAGAACAATGATAAAATTTGCAAATTCCGATGGTAATGGAGTTGGAACTATTAGAACAAATGGTTCCAGTACAGTTTATAATACAAGTTCAGATTATAGGCTAAAAGAAAATGAAGTATCTATTTCTGATGGTATTACAAGATTAAAACAACTTAAGCCATATAGATTTAACTTTAAAATTACACCATCAATAACCCAAGACGGATTTTTTGCTCACGAAACGCAAGCTGTTGTTCCACAAGCTGTAACAGGTGATAAAGATGAAACAGAAAATGTTTTATATAGAGATGTTGATGAAATACCTGAAGGTAAAAGCATCGGGGATATAAAAGAAACTATACCTAAATATCAAGGAATAGATCATTCACAACTTGTTCCTTTACTTGTAGCTGCTGTTCAAGAACTTATAACAAAAGTTGAAACACTTGAAGCAGCTTAGTATAATTGGATAATTAAATTATTTTTATGACAACACCACAAGAGCTTTATGACGAGACAAAAACTCGTCTTGATTTAAATATTGCAAAATTGCAAATGTTAGAAAGAGAAATACAAGAGAAAGTGGCAGAAAAAAACAAACTTACTCAACCAATTATTGAAGATCAGGGTGCATTAAAACAACTTGAAAAACTTAGTGATGTTGTACAACCTTTAGAATCAAAGTAAAATAAAAATAAAAATTTATTGTCATGGCTGTTACTTGGGATATTGTTGCCTTAGATGCAACAAAAACTGTAGGTTCTTTATCTGATGTCGTTACAAATATTCACTGGAGAGCTAGTGATTCTGAAACTGTAGGCAGTGGCGATTCTGCTAAAGTCCATATTGGTTCTGCCTATGGTTCAATTAAGATTGCGGAAGCTGATTCTTCATCATTTACTGCTTATGCAGATATAACAAAAGATAATGCAATTGCATGGGCTAAAGCTGCACTAGGTTCTGATGAAGTTACAGCTATTGAAACCAAAATTGCTGCACAAATAACAGAATCAAAAACACCTACTGTAAGTTCTGGTGTACCTTGGTAGTCATAAGAGAGGTAATTAGATAAAGCGGTGCAATGGTAGGCAGAATGATTAGCATTGATATAATTAAAGTGTGAGAAATTGCTTTAAGTATTGCCTGTTTAACCATGTTTCAAAAGATTTGCCAGATAGCTTCATTGTTGTCGCTTTTTTTAACCTTGTCAATGCTGGGAGGTTCATACTACGCTTACAGATTTGTAACCTCTGAGTCATTCAAGGCTAGAGTAATGAATGAGGTTCTTGATAACGTTTCTGGCATAATGCCCAAAGTATTAGATAATGCTTTACCAGATATGACAGGCGGTACTATTCCAACATATAAACCACCAATTCCAACAAAATAAATGAACTGCTGGCATTGCGAAACTCAATTGATTTGGGGTGGCGATCATGAAACTGAAGATGATACAGAATATTCAATGGTAACTAATCTAACTTGTCCAAAATGTAATTCTTATGTTGAGGTTTATACAAGAAGAGACGCATATGATTGATGGAGATTCCAGAAATAGGTATCAAACAAATAGATATTCCAGAGGTCTATATCCCTGAGATATACAAGCCTGACCCTGTATTGCCTGTAATAACAAATTTAGAAATAGATGTTGTAGGTTGTACTTATCACCATAGAGATATAAAAAATACTGGTAATACTCAGCTTTTGCTTGATGACCCAAACGGCGTGTTTCTAACGTGTGGAGAGTCTTTATTTCCCAACTTTCACCCTATTGATTACAGACCAGATCAGTTGGTAATTACTGAGGATTTGCCGATCACAAATGATGCTCCACAAATGCCAGAGGCAGATATTCCAGAGACTAAAACACCAAAAAAGAAAAAAGAAGAATTAGTAATCCCAGAGTGTCCAAGTAAAAAAGAGCAAAAAGTTGGAGATTACAGAAACGCAAAACGGATTGAAAGAGTAGTAGCACATAAGTTATCCTCAGACAAAACAGAGTGCCTTACTATTTATGAGGACGTACCCTTTCGAGAAACTTTTATTGGGACACCTGAAGTTCTTATTTCTACTGCTGTTATTGGTGTGGTCGCTGGTGGGTCTGCGGCTCTTGTCCCTCTGATACAAGGAGCTGCGAAGGCTGCTATAAAAAATATAAGCAAGCGTTTTTCTAAAAAAAACAAGGTATAAACATAAGCAAAGGATTTTACAAGCCCTTTACAGGCGATTTAAAAGGCCTATTTTTTTTGAATTTTATGAGTATGAGGCAATACTTGGTTTGGTTTTGTAATAATCCTTACATCTTCACAAGTGACTGCGTGTTTACCCACAAGGACTGCTCCACTCTGAGCCATTTTTGAGCAAACCTCTAGTCTATACAAGGCCATTTCAAGCTTAGTTTTTTTAATTAACAACTCTTGAGCTTCGATATTTACCTTTGCAGCTTTTTTACAAAGTTCCCCACCATTACCTAAAGGAATATTGAATTGCATAGATATTCCATAATTTAAGTTGTAATTATCTTTTTCAAATCTTGGGGTTTCTTGGACATATTTTACTTCTCCTGTATCTTCATCATATATATTCTGTCTTGTAACGTATTCTGTAGGGCGGTTGAATGACCACGCATCTGTTAAATAAGGAGTTACGGTCAAACTGGGCGAGGTGCAAACAATCCCTTGACTGTATCGATTCTGAGGCAAGCTGGAGGGAGTTATCATTGTTGCATTGTTATTTACTACCCCTTGTGCATTTGAGCTAGGACTTGCAACTGTAGTATTTGCCAAAACTTTTGCAGGGCTTAGAAATAAAATTATTGCCCAAAGACAGAGGTTGTTTCGGTGGTTGTAGTTGTTGTTATTGTTCGATTTATATGAGTTATTGTGTCTATTCCACTTCCTTGTAGTGACTCTACTAAACTGAAACTTTCCCCAGCGTTTTTGATTTTCCATCTTGGAACTGCCTCTAAGTTTGGAGAAGTCCAACTAAAATTGACCCCTTGAAGTGTTTGAGTTGTTTCTGTAACAACGTCAGCATTGATATATCCGTTGAGATCAGCCGACTCAATGTTGTGACCACTTGCGGAATAGGAATAGCCATTATTCCACGAATAGCTTGAAATTTGCTCATTAATTACAGATTGCGAAGTAGAACTTTGAGTACTAGAACCGCTACGGAACTGGGGTACTACAGGCGTTGCAAGGGTTCTCAGAGGTAATAATATTATTAATATTAGCCAAAATCTAGTCAATTTCAATCTGAACAGTAGTTGAGGCAATGCAGCTAGTACCAGAACCGCCAGCAGTACAAGTATGAATACCAGAGGATAAAGAAGTAAGAGCTAAACTTCCAGCAGTTCCACCAGAGATAACTGTTGTTTGTCCACCTAATACTGGTAATGTCGCTATGCCGCTTGATGGAGTGATTGCTGATTGTGTTACGTCACCAGCCTGATAACTTTCGCTGAGAGAGAAGGCAGACCCAGCAGTTGTCACCGATTTATTTGTATTAACTAAAGCTGGTACACCATTACTTAAGCTGCCAAGATTTAAGCCACCTAACCCATTTGTCACCACACTGTCCCCTGTTCCTGTAGAGGTAGTAACATTATTTCCACTTATAGAGTATGAACTAGGTGCGGCATTTGTAATTACATAAGGCGAGTCTATGGAAATTTGTGCAGAGGTCACATATTTAGCTGTTATTTCAGCAAAGGCACTAGACGGAGAAAGAAAGATAATAAAAGGAATTAGCTTTTTCATTTGATTCCAACTTTAGTATTCTTATTATCTACTATAACTGGTTTCTTTCCGTTGCCATTTTTACCCTTTATAGAGATTCCATATGCAGAAGCAATATTTCCGACAAGGCCAGCAGCAAAAGTGTCTAGCCTTATCTTTTCCATGTATCCCAAAGTCATAACGGATAAAGCCCAAACCAAAATTAAAAGTCTGATCCCATGTCCAAAATAATCACGACTTTCCTTTTCTTCTTCTTCCATGACGTTAAGGTTTCTTGTTTAATACTAGCAATTTAGCTAAATTAGAAAAAACAAACAAATCATGTCTAAATTTTTAATTAATCTATTTATCAAGTTCGGCAAGTCGGAATCTATCAGGAAAGGGCTTTTGCTCATGTTAAAATCGGCGGCTGAGAAATCAGATAATGACGTTGATGACGCAATAGTAAAGATGATTGAGGAAAAGCTTTTTCCAGTTAAATAATGGATATTATCAAGGCTCTTACATCTACCTACAGCCTTGAGGGTGAGTTTGAGGTGCAAAAGTCTATACAGTTTATCCAGAAATTAGATGATATAGAACTGCTTAAGCCCTATGCAATAAAGCTATTACAGACAAATGCAAAGCAAGCTCACTTTGTAAGCACTTCACTTGATGTGATAGCTCATCAACAAGCATATATTTATAAATTAGAAAAACGATTAAGCAAGAAAAAAGCGACTTTTTGGAGCCGCTTTAAGTTTGTTATATTTGGAAAGAAGTAGAGGTCTTACAGACTTTTATCGCTTATTTACTGACTCTATTTGAGGGCGAAGATAAAACCCCCATTTGCCCACCAGTAAATCCTCGAAGGGAACTCATATCTTTTTATAAAGTTGTTGCGTCAGGCTATCAGGGCAATCGACCTCAAAATTATAAAAGAGCAGCTTTTGACCAGAACTTATGAAAAGGTCATCATGCCTCTACTTATGGGACCAAATCTTTTTCTGTAATATCGAACCACATAGCAGATTCAACAATTTTGCCTGTTAGCTCATCTGTCTTTGTAACCTCGCAGAACTCAAAAAGTTTTTCTGTTTCTGGTTCATAAAAGATTTGACCCACATAAGGGTTAACAGGAAAAGAAATTAATTTCATAGTTAGAAAGGAAGATCATCTGGTAACTCAGGCTGGTTTGCTTGTACATCTACAGTCCTCTCAGAGGCATCTTTGTGAGGCATAGGCTGTATTCTCCCAGAGTTACCCCACATACCTCCCCAAAGCGAAAATCCAGCAACCTCATCATAATCTGATTTGCTTTTATAGACACGAATCTTTGTTCCGTCCATTTTGGCATTATCTACAGCTTGAGTTAACCAGTTTGCAGCTTTTAAAGCTTCATCACAAGTGAAGTCAAGGACTATGTTTTGATCTGGTGCATTTTCTTTGGTGCTGTTGTTGCGAGTAAATCTTACTTTTGCGAAGAAAGCAGGGGTGTTTGCCATAATTAAAAAGGTTTGATAGGGGTGATTGCGTTTGCCTCCTCCCATGCGAGGACTTTGTGTAGCTGGTATCTAATTCTGGTGTTACCCCTCGCTAGTGGTAGCGAGAAGGGTAATTCATAGTACTCAGGGCCATATTCTCTGGCTCTCCAACTTTTGATGGTATTGGGACTAAGCCCATATCTTTCTGCTAACTGCTCTGTAGTTAGGAATTGAGTTTCGGTGACTGTCATGCGGTTAGTTCAGCTTTTTTGGTGTCTAGTAAACCACTAAGGACTTTGTATTCGTCTTGAGTGATCTTTCCTTGAGTATAACGCACCTCTAAATTTGATTCATGGGATAATAACCTCTCAAAGTCTGTCTCTTTTTCAATAGCGGCTTTTGCAGCAATAAAGACATTTTGAGGCGGTGCGGCCTGTCTGGATTTGTGTGGTTTTTCTGTTTCGTTTGCACTTGCAACTTCATTAAAAGCCCAAAGCTCATAACCCAGAGAAAAGGTGAAAGCGGCACAAGCGGCCAAAGCTCTGCGGTGTGAATCTCGAATATCGTTTGCAGTAATCCTTTCACATTTGATCGGATTATTGCGGCTGTCCATTATGGCATAAGGAAACAAACCAGTTTCACCGCCACTTGGATCTGTAAAATAGCACATCAAATAGCCAGATCCGTCAGGTGCTTTCCATACCGCATTGAAATTCAAAGGGCTTGTAGGCGATTCTGAGTTGAGTTTTAGCTGGAAATTCCAGCCTTTTGCATGATTATTTAGATAATATGCAATTCTTGACCATTTACAGTATTTACGGCCAGCCTTCTCATAAACGTCTGACGGCTGAATAATGTTATCCAGAATAGGTCTTTCCATTGTTGAAATTGTCATTTCTTAATTACCTCTAAAATTGATGATTGTTTTTTTGCTGGCTTTTGAATCTTGTACATTTTGGTGTCATGTCTTGGAGCAACAAATTTGTTTATAGATTCATTTGTGATATAGGAGTTGAAACACTTGATAAAAGCATTGAGCATATATCTTTGAGTTCCATAATGCCTCTTTCTAAAATGTGGGTCTGATAATTGATTTCTAAAAGAAAGTACAACACTATCTGGAGGTAAATTTGCTCCAAGCGTCACACAATCCCAAAACTCCCAGATTTGCATATCTGACCAGCCAGCATCTAAAAGCAAAAGAGATAAAGCTAATCCAAGACTAGGAGCAAAACATTTAAAGTTTTTATGCTTTTTCTTGATTACTGAAAGCAAAGCCTCGACCTCATCTTTTCTTTCTTTGTAAACAGTTGTGATGTCAGTAGTAGTTGGCTGTTGTATTGTCGCACCACCCCAAGTCTTATCTGGATATTTTTGATAACAGATGCAAACTTTTAAGGCGGCAGAAACGACCCGACCATGCTCACTACCAAGAATATCTAAAGCATCACCAGTAGATCGCTTTGAACCAGTATCAACAACGTCAAAGATACTGGCGTCCATGTTGGTAGCAACAGTCATTTTTACAGTCTTGCGTGTCTGCAACACTGCGGCCAGTCTATGTTGACCATCAATCAAGTTGCCATCTTTATCAAATGCAATACACTGGTGAGTTACTTTCCACTCATCTTTTTCAATAGCGTTTGATAGCTTTTCAAGGTGTGTATATCTGAGGGGTCTGTTGTTCTTGTTTCTATGAGCAAGAATTTTCTTTGCCATGTCTGGAGTAATATCCATGACCTCAAACTTTGGTTTGGTGTCTTTTTCAAATGTGACGTTAAATCCATTTGG